TCCCAGAAGCATCTCTAAATATTAAAGTTCCCAATGCCGTGTCTGAAACGGGTAGGGTAACATTATTCACCCCCTTCAGAAACATCACGTTGGCAATTTTGCGATCTTCTAGGGGAGGAGGAAAACGGTAAATCGGATCTTGGGAATAACTGAGAACGTAATTCATGTTCCCTAATGGGAACATGTCTTTTTTCACCCTATTGATGAATAGGTCCAAAGACTCTTCCGGTTTGGGCACCGCAGGAAGAGGGAACTGAAACATGTCATTTTCAGTCTTCTTGGCGAAAATTTTATTGTTCGCCACATTACTATCCATGACATCCGGATAGGTAAGTGGTTTCATTGCGGGAGAGAATCTAATATCAATACCATCAGTGAATGGTGCCCATGAGCTATCAGAAGTGATTCCACCAGCCGTAGTGGCATCATATTTCCAACGGGCGGAATTCTTATCATAGCTGAAATCATTTTTCACGTAACGATAATCGAGACGACCTAATCTCCATCTTTTAGAAGTGTAGAATCCGGTGGTATCTGTGCTGCCAAATGGAACGGTCAAGACTGCAGTAGAATCATCTACCACTTGTTTTATGATGTAATATTTCTTGTAGGTATTGAGCTGTATGGAATCCCCAGATGTGAGATCGGTGAGCCATTGAGTTCCAAAACCTTTTACTGTGGCGTCGTTCTGTTTGAAGAAAGCCAGTCCAGTTGTGGTGTTATAGTTTACATCGGGTTCTATGAGGTAATCACGGTCAGTTAATCTGTAGGTAGCATCAGAAATAGTACCACTGGTACTGGCGGCAGGATCAACTGTAACGCTATCAATCGTAAGCTGTTTCAAGACTGAAAAAGTTTCAGTCCCTGCTATGATAGTATCCCCGGTAACTAATGTCGAGGCATCGTAGGATCCGAATGAAATACCAGTAACGGTACTATCACTATTCAGGGTCACAGAACCGTTGATGACGGTAGGTAGAGGATCGAACTGGCCACCTACATAAAGGGGTCCTGTGGTTCTGGCGTTATTGATTCCGGTCTTCGCACCACGGATCTCAAATACATCGAGATCTATGGTAGAAAAATCTTTTACTACTGAAAGAGGATAAGACATTTTGCTATATTATCCTTCCAATACCTGGAGCAGTAGGAACCGGTACCGGACCTGCCGGAGGTCCTGCTGCAGCTCCAATACAAGTTGTCACCACAGTTGCACTACTCATGACATGCATACAGATCCCAAAAGCCATGGCCCCTACTATCGCCATAGTCTTAGAACCCATTAGTTGTTTACCTGCCATCTGGGCCATAATTAAAGCCTGTAGGACCGTAGGGACCAGGTTGAGTATCTTTCCCTGCCCTGCCCCAGGACCGCCCCCTATAACTGATCCTTGGCTCATTGCAGTGGTCAGGAGAGTCTGACATACACCAAATGATACAGCATCAAAAAGTTTCTTGGTATCACGACCACTTATTCCAGATAAAGCTGCTTTGGCCAACATCAAACTGCTCATAGCTGAAGGTACCGCCCCTATTATCCGACCCATATAGGTTCCGGCTCCAGGTCCTACAACCACATTGGTTCCCATGACTATTGGGGCCATGGGAAGATATGAGCATACTGCGGAAGAAACGGCTGAGACAATAGGCTGGAACTTGGATCCTGTCATCTGAGCTGACAAACCCTTGGCCATCATGAGACCCGACATTGCTGGACTGACAAATGGCATTATACACTCACAGTGATAGTTGTAGAACCCTTAAGAGGACTGCCCGTGCAATAGTCAAAATGTGAGGGAACGTTCGCTGCTCCTCCTAATCCTGCAACGGCCCCACCTTGTGCGGGTAGAAGTCCGAGATTAACTTTTGCACCTTTGACAGCCACTTTAGTCAGTCCTTGAAGAATCATATCACTTAGAGCAGAAATTTTGGCACTGCCCGCAAGAGTTCCCATTGCAATGTTCCCTGCTGTAACATTCACCGTGTATTTCCCGGCCTGAATACTCCCCTTCCGATTTCCCGCAATGATGGTCTCCTCAATATTTCCAAGAGTCAGAGTCGTCTTCTTATTTCCAAAAGTAGTAATACTCTCTTTGTCATCCCCCGAAAGAATCTGTAACTCTTGCCCCAGAGAGATTGTATCCTTCCTCTTATTATATTTCCCTTGCATCTCATCAGAAACAACGATCGTGTATTTTCCCATCACATTTACGGAATTCCCACTCTGATACGAATAGGCAGCTGCACCCTTGATTTCTTCTGTCCGTAATCCGTCCACCTTCAGCGTTGAATCCCCAGAAATATCTGCTTCATCAGTTCCACCTATGCTGACCTTCTGATTCCCATAGATATATTCTTGCTTGGCAAACTTGTCATCGTCATTATTCCGGATCTCAAGTTTCATCCCGGAAGAGGCCTTGATGTCTATACTGCGACTCTGTCCTTTTCCGGTATGTGCTCCTATATTCCAACGTATCCCACCTTTGGTAGATAAGTCCCAGGAATTCCCATCATAAACTGATTGTCCATAGATCTCTTTGAGAGCCCCCAAAGCAAGAACCGACATTGATCGACCTGCCCCGGAAGGATTAGCGGCAGTAGAAGCCCCAAGATTGAGATAGAACTGTCCTTCCTTATCAAATCCCATGAAGGCATTATTCTTAAGAAGGTGTAATGCCCAGGCCAGTCCTAATGAGCCTACTTCATCCATGCCCTTGTTCTGAACACATTCTACCAGATCGAAATTACCGGTGTAGTCGATAGGAGAGGAGAATAGAATGGGACGAAGAATTTTACCATATTTTTTATTTAGGATATCGGATAGGGTTGCTCCAGCATAGTTACCCATTACCATTCTTACTATAGGATCTCGGACACCTAGGGCGGTTTGAGCATTGATATCATTACGGTCCAATTTTCCATCTACCAGATCATCTACATCAATTCTGTATTCTGAATAGAACTGGGTGTTTTCGTCTATTGCTGCCCCGTTAGGAACCAGGTAGATAGGAGTTCTTCCATCAGGAGTTGCAGTTTCATGGGTGAGTTGATTAGGTATTCTATTCCCAGAAGAATCAAAAATATTGACTGAATTTCTTATGATAGCCCCGGCAGTTACAGAAGCACCATTGCTGAACTGAAAGTTGTTCAGCGAGGTCATTATGATGGATTGGTCAGAGTGCCTAAGTAGGATGGTATCTTTCAGGCCATCTTTTATTTCAACGTCTTTATTTATGAAGAGTTCTCCACCAAATTTAGAAGCTACTATGAGATCGCCTTCGGAAAGTTTCCTGAATTTGGTGAAGACTATGTTTTCTTCTTCTGTAGGAACCGAATCGGGGTAAAGCTTCTTCCAGTTGTAATCTAAAGCGGCTTGAAGAGAGACATTAGTGTAGGAAAGTAGTAGGGGGGTTCCTTTTCCTGAAGAGGAATCTTCATCAGCGAAGCCAAAAATTCCTAGGGCTCCTATCTCAGGGTATGCTCCTATGCAGCCTGCGGGGCCCACATAGGGGAAGGACATGTTGATCCAGTCGGTATATCCATCTCCTTTTCCGGTCTTCCATGCCACCTTTATCATGTACTGATCGGGACGGATATCGACTATCTCACCGATCCGTAGATAGAAATATCGGTGGGCCTTCTGGGATCCAGCCAAGGAGGAAAAGATAGAATCCGGCTTGGCACCCTTGTTAAATATTCTGCCTGGAGTTATAGCCATAATTATGGATTCGGTGAAGAGAAACGTTGCTCAAAGATTTGATTCACCAAAGATACAGTAGATGCCGTATGAGAAGTTTCAACTAACATATTTGCTATCTGATTTGCCTGAGATGCAGTAGATGGTTTAAACTCTTTGCTGAGACTTTCATAGGCAAATTTTAGTGGACCTGGGACAAGACCTTCCATAGGAGTTTTTGCTCCTGTCATTGCATCATTATATACTGCTTTGGTGAAATAATCCTTCATGAAATTGCCTTCATCGGTTGCATTATCCATCTGCATATTAGCTTGATATGCAGAAACTATGTCCTTTTGAGTTCTTTCTCCAGCCGTTTTAATCTCTTTACCGTCAAAAACGGTTTGGGGTAAAACTGAAATTCCTCTTCCATATCGTAGTCCACCAACTACCCGATAACCAAATTCATCCGTGTAGGGAATGGTTTTTTCCTGAATTGTGGATAAAGAAGCTGCGGAAGAAATAGTTTGAATGAATGCTTGTTTTTTAGCTGCTGCCTGTTTTTGTGCTTGTGATTGTTCATTCAACAGTATTTTGGCCGCGTCCCCTTGATCCTTGTAATCATAAATACCGGGTTCTACTGAAGCTGCCATATCTGAACCACGAATAATATTGAGAAATTTCTTTTTTGGATCACTTGCATCAATTTGTTGTTGCTGAGGAGTTGTTTTCTCAACCCATCGATTCATCTTCTCATCCAACGTTTGTGTAACCTTACCAGTAAGGAAATAGACCTGATATTCTTGAGGTACCCAAACTCCATCTTTCACATCATACATTTTCTGCCTTTTGGCTTCCAAAGCGAGTGTGGTGGTAAAAGATCCGCCATAATCAAAAGCATGATTTATTGATTTTACATAGTAAAAAGCATCTTTGTGCTCCAGATAGATTGGATATCCCATACGGAGTTCGGGTCTTCCTGGTATGGTCACGCTCCCTACATAACACTTAGCATTCATCTGTGACATTCTTCCCACAGCATACGACTGAGCCAAGTGCGTTCCCGATAACCACCAACAGTTTTCTTTCTTATAGCGATGCCCAAACTGTTTGTTAAGTTCTATGTCAATATGGTATCCAACCATATTGATCCAGTTCTCATCACGAATGTTCTGCTGTATGCTGGTCTGTACTTCTAAACAGGTAACGATTTCATCCGAGTTAATAGAAGAAGAATAATTGATAATATCGTTGCTCTTAATCCTATAGGGCATAAGTGGCCGCACATCAAGATTGTAAAATGGAGGCTTAAATATGATTGATCCATTCACATCCTGAAAAAATTCATAATTTACTCTGTTTTTTAATTCCGTCGCGACATCAATTTTAGTCATGTACTCCGCTTCAGCCAAACTTTTTGAAAGACTAGCAAATTCGTTGAAAACTTGAAAGTCTTTCAGAAATTTATCATCTTGCTCAAATTTAAAAGCTACTGGAGTCGTATCCGCATCTTTAGCTTTTGTGAGGGAATCACCCTGACTGTTAACTCCTGTATCTTGTTGATACTGTACGTTTCGTCCCCTAGGATCATTTATTAGGTTTCCTGCAGCCCCATACATCTTCAGCAAATTTCCTTTTCCAAACTGGCTAAATTTATCCGTCCAATACGTAAAAAGTTCTTTGTAAATTGTTCTGTATTCCTTATCAGAAATACTCACAGCTGATTGTCCCGGAAGCTTCGCTACCCAATCCGGCGTAAAAAAATTCTCGAAACCCATCTGACGGGTCAGGGCATACACGATCTCGAAAGCATTTGATGTAAGATATCGAGATCCGAATACCGTTGCATGCTGTCCTCCAGCAGTGAAAGCATCTGTAGCAACTGAAGGACGAAAAGTTACTAAGATATACTGCCACCAATGTAGCATATCCGCACACTGTAGGGTAATTTTATAAAGCCCCCCTGAGAAAGATTCCTCTACGTTCGTAATAAATCCCCAAAATGCCGGATAATACTTGGGCTGATCTCCAACCAGGAATCTTCCCTTGAAAAAAACCTGTACTTCCATCATGGGTACGAAATAGGGGACTTTGAAGGTACGATCTCCTTCTCCTTTGAAACTCACCCAGTACTTAGATCGTTCATCATAAATAGGAGTCGCAATCTCAATACTGCAAGTAGATGATCCCGGAGGATCTACATTGTTCTGTATCTGAACCGATGAAATTCCTTGTTGGAAATCTACTTTTCCACCCTGTCCGGTCACAGGTTTGAGAATAGTAGATCCAAGTGCCCCATTAATAGTTACAAGGACATCCGGGGCAAGTTTAATTACACCCCTGCTGGATATTTCATTGGCCCCAAAAAGGCCTTCTCCACCATCATATCTGCCCATATTATCTGGCCTCAAATTTTTTGGTGGTAGGATTCCAATTCATGGTATATAACTGTTGCCGTAACGCTAAATTGCCTTTCACTGAACCATCAGTAAGTCCTAATCCTGACGATTCACTCCATTTCAATCCGGTTGTTCGTTCCCAAAGTCGTATCGTAATCATATCATCTACCGGTTTAGGAGGAGCTACAGATGAAGTAGGCTGTTTTGTCGCTACATCTGAAAGAATAACAACCGAATGCACATCAGCTGCTGTTCCTGTGTATAAATCTCCGGTAGGCACCGGCATGTGTACATAATGACCCTTTATGCCACTGTCTGTACCATCAAGAGTGCTAACAATGAATTCAAAGTTATAGTTGAAAATATAAGGGTGTGTCTCATCCTCATCAAGAGTGAAATTGTTAAAATGTCCCATGAAAACATCACCATCATACAAAATCTGAACACCACGAATTCTATTAATCACTCGGGTAAGGGATCGGACATCTGAAGGGTCCAAAAATTCATATCCATTGGTCTTATAGGTTGCAATCAGGGCCATGAGATTAAGATATCCGAAAGAAGTCACCTGAAGGAAATTATCGAGACCGGTCCCGGGATTCATGGTAGCTGCGGATTTCCCAGTAGAACTTATCATATCCTGGTTAGGACCCCACAGCTGAAGCTGCCATCCCTGTCTTGTGTAGGTGGCCTGATATGAGTTGGTTTTCCCATGGTTCCAAGTTTCTGGGTTAATCAGCATCGTGAATTCTACACGATTTCCATCTTTCCCTACTGTAGCTATCCGCATAGGAAGAATAGCTGGGGCAGCCCCGGTAAGGGATCTATTTTCAGTCAGATCAACTGAATTGGGACCAATGCTATTTATGACTTGGGTGTAATATTCATTCTGACCCGATAATTTAAATGTTGGAGTCCCCTGAATAACATCAAGGACATTTCCGGTATCGAGTCTAATCTGTTTTTTGCTCATTTAGTGGGTGTCGCTGTGGCTGAAGACCCATAATTAACGTAGGAATAAATAGTCTCTTCTGACTTGAACGTTATTGTGTACGTGAAGTTAAAAGGACTACTGGCATCTTCGGTTAGATCTATGCTTTCGAATAGACCCCTATAGGCTGAGTTCCCGTAGGAGAGCATAATATAATATCTTTTGGATACGAAGCCTTGGTTATCGAAAAAACAGCCATTATATCGAATGAGATCAATGAATCTTTTGAAAAGTTTGTAGGACACGGACCAGCGTCTTCTTGATGTGGTGAGGCCAATTTCGTAATCTTTTACTCCGTCTGTAGCTGAAAGGGAAGAGGAACCTAATCCTACACCAGTATAAAGATCAGATCGAATAGCTTCATTGGTAACTGCATTGCGAGAATATCTTTTTGTGGGAGAGGTTTCAGAATCATTCATTCTAATGCTGTAGAGATCATTTCCACCAACGACAAAGGAGGCGGTTTTACCTTGGAAGGTGAGGGTATCGAGTTCTTCACCCCAATGATCTTCCACGAAACTGACCATACTTTGGGTACGGTTAACAATCTTGGCCATATTGGTGGACATACTTGCAGGATTGACCATGAGTTCTATGCCCAGAATTGTGGGGGATGGAGGCAGAGAAGTAAGCGGAGCCCAAGACTCCATTGAACGATCAATTGGAGGGTAGGTCATGCCCTGCAGGGTTCCATTCCTATCAATTAGGGCCATGATGAATGGAGTTTTATTATACGGGGGACCGTAATTCTCTTTGTAAATTAATTTATTGGTTATGGGCATATAATCAGTTCGCTATGTTTTCTTCATAAAGGACGCCGCGTACTGCCATTGCAATTCTTTGGGCCAGGTCTTTTTCGGTGGCATTTATATTGATGGTAATATTTTTTCCTCCCCCCGCACCTCCACCGCCCATTGCACCTGGGGCTTCTTTAAACTGGGCAGGGTGAATGGTTTCCCCGGGATCTAAATGTACTAGTCCAGCATTAGTGACCATTTCTGGAGTTGTTAATCCAGCTTTTTTCTCCGGTGCTTTTGCTGGTTCATCTGAAGGTATATTATAGACCCCATTAACGAGTTTCAGGTCAGGAAATGCCCTCTTAAATCCAGTCAATGTAAACTTTTTTTCGGCTTCTTCTGGAGTCATCTTTGACCCACCATATTGGGATGTTATGGAAGATCTGAGAGCTGTGGCTCCTTCTTTTGTTAAAGAAGCTCCAATAAGACTGGCTGTTTTTTGAGCATTTTCATCCATTGTAGGTAAATATTTAGTAATATTGGTGTATGCGGCTAATTTTATTCTTTCATTTTCCAGTAATTTTTTCCTATCTGTTTTTTGTTTTTCCATCACTTTATCAAAACTTTCATGTTGGGCCGCCATCTCATCAAACACACTCTGGATACCATCTATTTGATCTTGAATAGCTTCTTTATCTTCTTTTTTAGTATTAGGATCTTTTAATTGTGCTTTGAGTGTTCCCAATTTTGTTGCAGCAACATTTTCACTTCCCAATGTTTCTAGTGTTTCTAATACTTTAGTTTGTTGATCCATTTTTTTAGATAAATCAGCAGCACCCTCTTGAGCAGTCGCCATCTGTGCTCCTGGATCCATTTTCTGGAATTTTTCTTTATTTATTTCCGGTTTTTCTAATCCTGAAATTCCAGTAGTTGAAAGAAGATTTAATCCTTTCATGTAAGCTTTTTCTGCTGCTCTTCCCCCTATAGTCTGCTTATATGCTTCTTTTTCTTTTCCCCCCAATATCAAGGCATCAATACCACTGAGAATACCGTCTAAATAGTAAAGCTGGGCTTTCAATCCGTCCTTTGTTATGTCGCTCATGTCCTTCAAAGAAAGAGTATGATTTCTGAGTTGAACAAATGTATCATCGTAAGCTTTCTGAGTAGCATCCGAACTTCCAGAAGCATCATCACCTTGCTTTTGCACCATTTTATAGCCAGTACTTGTTTCTTTTAATAATGCATTTACATTCTCTCCAGTCACTTTGTCACCATGAACCATCTTTTTCAAAAATGTGATATTTTTCTTATCTACTTTTAATCCAGCAATCAGAGTTTTAGTTTCATCACCAGTAAGATGAAATAGGTTTCCTAGAGTTTCTGCTGATGCATCCAATGAACCAGAATCCTTCTCCGCGTTAGTTAAAATACCGTCTAAAGTTTCTAAATTTTGTTTATCTGATTCTTTTCCTGAGGAATTCATACCCACTAATGTTTCCTGAATCCCTGAAAGATTATCTGCTCCCACTAATATGTTTTTAAAAAGTTGAGATTGATGTCGGGAAGAACCTAGTAATTGTCTAGTTTGATCCGCTGTTAAGCCTAGCTGTTTTGCTGCTTCATTTAATACAACTTTAGTAGATGCAGGAAGATCAAGATCTCCTATATCTCCACCTAATCCTTTAGCTATTCCTTGAAGTGAGGCTCTAAAAACATCCATCGCTTTATCTGAAAATTCCCCTAAATTTTCAGATGCTCCCAAAAGATCGCCACTAGCACCCTGTTGAGCCATCGCAGCTTTTCTTTGTAATTCGGCCTGTTTATTTTGTAAAGTTTCTATCTCTTTTTCATTTCCACCCTTCAGTTTTAATTCAACAATATTTTTACTTACGGTGGCTATTTGTTCATCATATTGTTTTTTAATACTAGCATACATATCTTTAGCGGCTTGTCCACCCTTACTCATAAATGTAACTAAAGTAGCTTGCTCCGTTATAGACATGTTTTTAAACTTTTGCATCAAATCCGTTACAGTGCTACCAGCGTCTGTAGCTCCTACCACCTGAGATTTTGTCAGGTCTGCTATAGCCTTGGAAGCCCCTCGAACAAATACCCCATAAAAAGCTAACCCACTAGAAGCATTCTCCACTGCAGCCAAGAATTTTTCTGTACTTATTCCACTCCTTCCAGCATCAAAAGCTACTTGTACAAAAGCTTGATCTATCTGTTTAATATCCATCTCATAGTCAATAGAAAACTTGGACATCACATCCCCAGTTCTTTGAATATCTATTCCTAATACTTTACTCGCTTTTGCAGCTATAGAGACCACATCCCTGAAACTATAAAAAGAGTTAGAAAGATCCTGTAATCTTTTTCCCGATTGAGCTATAGAAGCGGCAAAAGCATATACCTCATCAGCTTTCAATCCATCATGAAGATTGGAAGCTATATCAGTAATAGCCAAATTGAAATCTGTCATCTGCTGTCCCACATCTTTAGTAAAAATATCCGGACCTCGAATAGCCGCGAATCTCTTGTTCGCATCCTTCACAAAAGAATCTATTTTCATAGCTACGCTCACAATCGCTGTCGCAGCCAGAGCAGCCCAACCCACAGGACCAGCAAATAACTTGGATACACTCCCAACCACACCTCCCAAAGCACCCATTGCTTTCCCGAGTGTTCCCACTAACCCGGGCATTTTTCCTACTATTTGTGCTCCACCCTTCATCTTCGTCGCAAATTCTTCTGCAGCCTTCGCTTGATCCAACAAAGCCTTAGGATCCCCAGTTTTCAATGATTTCCACATATTCCCTATCTGACCAAATCCACCCTTCATAGTAGAAACAGTCTCAGCCGTATTCTGAGACGCAGACTTCGACATCACATCATAATATTGCTATACCTTATCTTTAGCTGTGTCA